ACAGACACGGAGGAAAACCGTGAGCAATTCAGAAGCACTCTTCAAATGTACATGGACGGATTGCCCAAGGAGTACAAAATCCCCCTCATGTCTCACAATCGAAATCAGATGGTACTTAAAAACCGATCACGAATGTTTTATCAAGTGGCTGGTACAAGATCAAAAGGTACCCTTGGACGAGGCAAAGGCATTACTTTTTTGCATGGCACAGAGACATCCTCATGGGGAGATGAAGAGGGTCTAGCCTCACTGCTTGCCTCCCTTGCCGAAACAAACCCATTGCGCTACTACATGTTTGAATCTACTGCCCGTGGGTTCAATATGTTCCATGACATGTGGGTAACCGCTAAAAGGGCGCGTACACAACGGGCTATTTTTTGTGGCTGGTGGAGAAATCAACTCTACGCTGCTGACCCAAAAAGCGATGTGTACAAAATTTACTGGGATGGAAAGCTCTCTGCCGAGGAAAAAGAGTGGACTCGCGAGATTAAGAAAATTTATAACTATGAAATCAATAGCCGCCAGATGGCGTGGTGGCGATGGAAGTTACACGAAGGCCTAAAAGACGAAGGTCTGATGTACCAAGAGTTCCCGCCTACCGAGGACTACGCCTTTGTGATGACGGGTAGCAGCTTCTTTTCTACAGCCCGATGCACTGACGCTATGAAAGAAGCAAAACTGATAGATGCTAACTATTATCGGTTTTCTATGGGTGCTAACTTCCAAGACACGGAGTTACTGAAGTCCTCTGCCCGCCTTGCCACTATGACCATTTGGGAAGAACCCATTGACTCTGCTTACTACGTCATTGGCGCTGACCCTGCCTATGGATCATCGGACTGGGCTGACCGCTTCTGTGTGCAGGTCTACCGTTGTTATGCCGATGGGCTAGATCAGGTGGCTGAATTTTGCTCTGCCGAACTCAACACGTTCCAGTTCGCTTGGGTAATTTGCTACCTGGCTGGCGCATATAAGAACTCGACTCTAAACCTAGAGGTCAACGGCCCAGGACAAGCGGTGTTAAATGAGATGAGAACCCTTAAACGCGAGGCTGTGGCTATGGGTGGGCAAGAGGCCCGTAATCTATACAACGTGCTTGGCAACATGCAACACTATTTGTGGCGCCGTAATGACTCTATGGGCGGTATGTCTAATAGTATTGGCTGGGTTACAACCCACGGCAGCAAAGAGAGGATGCTGAATTATTTCAAAGATTACTTTGAACGTGGTATGTGTAAGGTATATAGCAGTGAATTGTTAGATGAGATGAAAGGTATAGTCCGTGACCAAGGAACGATTGCCGCCTACGGCAGAGGGAAAGATGATCGCGTTATTGCTTCAGCCTTGGCCTGTGCAGCCTACGCCGAACAAGTCCAACCAAGACTCATTGCCGCCCGGATCACAAAAGTCCAGAAGGAGGCACAAGACACTGCCGCCACAAATCCTGAAGGAGAGCAAGTACGAAGGCAGGTCAATAACTACCTCAAGGCACTTGGCTTTTAGATATGGCTACGGTACTGACTAAAGAGGAAATTATTAAGCGTATCAATAACATGCGCTTAAACCGCAAGCGCGGGTTTACCATGAAGATGTTTGCCAACTTTGCGCTTATTAACTATAGGCACATGGAAGCAGTCATCCGTAATCAGACCGATACTTTTACAGAATTGACGCAGCGCAAACTATCCCGCGCTCTGCTTGCCTTAGAAAATGGCGAGGCTGGCCCCCGGATCAATATCTTGGGGGTCAAATTCATTGATTACCACCCCAAGCCCAAAGTGGCGTTAAGGCGTGGAATTGGCATTGAAAAAACGGTTGACGGTTTTAGGATGAGGGTTGGAATTGTCAATAAGTATGACTTTTCTAAGCCAAGACTTGATGACTCAGTGAAAAAAAGGGGCTAAGATGAGTGTGTTAAATGACTATAAGTGCCCGGCGCACGGTTATTTTGAAGGCCGAGAACCCGTGTGTCCTCACGGCTGCACGGATGTACAGGTGGTTTTCTTGCAACCAGTCGGCACGGTTAGTAACCGCACCAAGGGTAGCGATAAGACCTTAAAACAATTAGCACTGGACTTTAATATGAGCGATATTAAGTCAAAGAAAGAGGGCGAGGCACAACCACCACGTTTTGCCAAGCCAGAAAACCCCTTTGCACCACGCTGGGGCAACCCTTCTAATCTTGGAGGCTTCAACCTGCAATCGGTGCGAGGCGAGTCTGTATCCGGTATTCAGGCAGTAAAGGGTGAGTCAAGACTTTCGGGGCCGCGTGTCGGAAGTTACATTGCCGACCATCAAAATCTGAAGATCGACAAATGAGAATACCTAAAGAAGCGTTACAGCGCGAAATGTTCTACATGGACATTATGCAAAAGTGCATGGTGTCAATGGAATCTCGGCGTGTAGAGTACGATGGACTAAAATCGTACTACCTGTTTGGTGCCGGTACAGAAGAGGCGCCCGCCCAATACAACAAAATCTTTCCGCACATCGACCAGCTATCGGCCTTTATGTATGCGGCAGATTCAACCCGATTCTCCATCAATATTGGTGCATCGCAACCAGCACACTATCACAAGATGGTGCCGGTGCTTACCAAGGCTCTCTATGACTACTGGCTAAATAGCAATGCCGATCAAGTCTTTGGGCAAGCCCTCAATTGGGCATTTTGTTTCAATTCTACTTTTGTAAAACCCGTTTGGCGTAACGGCATCCACCCGTACATGGTCGAGCCATCTTGCATGGGAGTTTTGCGAGAAGATACGCCCTACACTGACCGCCAAGAAGCCATGATTCAGCGTTACTACATGACGCAATCAGAGCTTTTATCGCGCTTGTGGGCGCATCCCAAACGGGATGAATTGGTGCGCCGCATCACATTCTCTCAACAACAGACTGCTGATGACGCTGGCGGTATTGACCGCGTTATTACCTCTGCTACAAACCCAACAATCTACGGCAATATTGATTTGAGTCTAGCGGGTGTCAACCGTTATGTGCCCATGCTTGCCGAACCCACGGTAATGATGCACGAACTGTGGATATATGACGATGAATTAGACGATTATTGCTGTGTCACCATTGCAGACCCAGATGTAATCATTTTTGACCGCCCAGCCAAGTCTATGTTCTTGGAAGGTGAAGTGCCTTTTGTGCAGATTTCACCCAATCCGCAGTATGACTACTACTGGGGCCAGTCAGAAGTACAAAGACTTATCTTCTTGCAAGACATGCGTAATAAGCGCACTACGCAAATCTTGCAATTATTGGATAAACAGGTAGCACCTCCCACCGCTTTGATGGGCTTTACTGGCATTTTGGATGAGAAAAACTTTGCCCTGCAACGTGCAGCAGGGCTTTTATCTACCGATATGCCTAATGCTAAAGTGGAGCAGTTCGCACCTGACATTCCTAATGACCTGTTTAGAGAGATAAATGAGATTGATGCAATGTTTGCAGAAGCCTCTGGCATCGTTTCTGTGCTGCAAGGACGGGGTGAAAGTGGTGTGAGAAGCGCCGGACATGCCTCTCAACTGGCTAGATTAGGTTCATCACGGGCTAAAAAACGCGCTTTGGTCATAGAAAGCTCTCTAGAAAAGCTAGCCACCATCTATTTGAAGATGATGATGGTGTATGACGATACTGTGTATGTGGATGAAGACGGTAACAAGTTTATAGCAAAGCAGTTTACCGAAGATTTCAACGTGAAAGTAGATGCGCACAGCAATAGTCCAATCTTCATGGAAGACCAAAGGCAACTGGCCTTCAGCCTCTACCAGGCTGGCACCATCGGTAAAGAGCGTCTAATTGAGATGCTTGACCCGCCAATGAAGCAACTGCTACTTGAAGATTTGAAAAAAGCGGTTCAAACTGCGCCTCAAACACCGCAAAGCCCTGAGATTCCTCAAGGCCCGCAACCAATTGTTCCGCAACCGGGAGAGATAGATGGCGGCCCTGCCTAATATGCCACAAGGAAACCTGCGTACCGGGGATCAACCCCGCGCAACCGAAGAGTCTATAAAAGAGACTGACCGAGGTATGGGGAAAATCTCTTATGTTCGGCAGGCGCAGAGGGGAAACTTCCCTAAAACTTCATACGGTACACGTTACATGCGTAAATCATAAGTGGGGAAAATGCGCTACCCCACTTTTTTTTGGTTGACACCATAGTTTTAGTCAATTGAAAATCCGCACATCATAGGAACAGGACAATTTATGGCTGTTTCAAACAAACAGATGATGGACATGCTCAAAAGTGAGCAACCCGCCCCAACACCGCCTCCCAATGAGCAGGCGAGCCAAACTTCTCCTATGCCAAGCCCCATGAGTACGCCAGAACCACAGGCCGGAAACATGGAGCAGGCCCGTCTTAACGTAATGATGGCGTTAGACATGTTGCAAAACGCTTTGCAGACATTTGGCATGCAATCTGAAGAGGGTATGGCATTACAAGATGTGGTTGGCAAGATTACTGCTAAGTTTGGTAGCCGTGAAAGCGATACACGGCAACTTATGCCTGCCGAAATTATGAACTTGATACAGACATTGCCGCAGGCGGGGGGTGCAACGCCTGAAGCAAGAGCAGTCGCGCAAGCACCCGTACCCGGTACTCAACAACCCGTAATGCCTATATAGGAGAAGTAAATGGAACTTTTCAAACCCCGTGGGAACCTGGCTCCGCGCCGCCCCACCGATAACACACAACAGAACGGTCAAATCGTCAACACGCCGCGTATGGCTGAGTTTGGCGGTCTGACTGCTCCGAACAAAATTGGGCCTAAGAACAAAATGACTCTTAGCAAGCCCGGTGATACCAAAAAAGTAATCTAACGACTAGAAAGGGGCTAAATCATGTCATTAGAAGACCTGTCACCAGACGCACAAGCAGAGCTTGCTGCTCTTGCTCGCACGTTGGCTGAGAATCCAACAACTCGCAAGCAGTTTTTGCAATTAACTAAGCAGGTGCGTCCTGATGTTCCGATCCCTGAGATTGAGATTGAAGAGCGTACTAACAGTGTGCTCGCTCAAGCTGAAGACCGCGTTAAGTCTCTTGAAGACAAATTACGCCAAAAAGAAGCTAGAGAAGAGCTACAAAAGCGGCGCGATGCAATTGTGCGAAAAGGTTTGGTTGACTCCGAAGATGATGTGAAGGAAGTCGAAAAGATTATGGTTGAAAAAGGTATTGCCAATCACGAGACTGCTGCGGAATACCATTCATGGATGAAGCAGATGTCGGCACCTACGCCTTCACAATTTCCTCAACCCGTGATGTCTAAATTCAACACGAAGGATTTTATGAAGAACCCAGTGGGTGCTGCGCGTGATGCAGCCCATGCTGCTTTAAATGAGTTTAGGAAGAATCCCAAGCCAATCGGTTTGTGATTTTAATGTTTTAGGGGCTTTTTACTAGGAGATCGAAATGCCTATTGGCGGTGGAATTATCCCGGCCTCTGGGAGTCAACAATACACGGAACTGACTTACGTCACGCGCCGTGCGTTTATTCCCAAGATGGTCGTGCAGATTTATAACTCTACGCCCCTCATGGCTGCACTGATCGCCAATAGTCAAACCGCTTCTGGCGGTGTGTCATCGGTG